GCAACCTAACATTTGCTGCACAACTTCCATTCGGAACACAGAGATTTGCTGAGTTTACTCAAGAAAACTTCCTGATTACTGTTCTGGATCCTGGTGTTGCGATTCACGATTCTCAACCAGGAGCAGATCCTATCAACGATCCTCCTGTTCTGCTTCCATTTGCAGGAGCACTGAAGACTGGTGACGTTGTATACATTGATCCATCATTTGTAACGATTGAGCAGTCTGATAGTGATTTGACTGCTGGTAGTGTTACTATCAATTTCCCAGAAAACTATTTTGGTAACATTGATGAAATTAGAGCAGCACTAGAGAACAGAGTTGCTAATCCAGAAGCAGGAGATCCTACATTTGATGTTCCTGCTATCAACTTCCCAACATTGAAGTTGACTGCTACACTGCAAGTATCTAAAGCAAAACCAAGACTCAAGACTTCTATTGAGAACAAGCAAATCATTGTTCAATCTGGTGGAACAAATGTCGTTCCATTTAGAGGACAAGAAAACGGTGGCGAGACTATCCAGATCGTCTCATATTCTGACGTATACAAACTGAGATATGTCTACGAAGGTTCTGTTTCTGCACCTCCTACTGTTGATGCAGGTGGTAACCTAGTTTCTGGAACAGACGTAACTGATAAGTATACTTTCGACAATGGTCAAAGAGATACTTTCTATGATACTGCAAGACTAGTTCTGAAACCAGGAGTATCTGCTCCTACAGGACAGTTGATCATTGCATTCGATTACTTCGAGCATTCACAAGGTGACTTCTGCACCATTGATTCCTATCTGCATGAAGCAGGTGTTACTGAGACCGAGATTCCTACATTTAACTCTTCTGTCAATGGTCTAGTGTCTCTTAAAGATGTCATTGACTTCAGACCTAAGGTTGATAACACCAACATCCTTCCTGGTTATCAGGATAATTCTTTCCTTGCACAGAATGAGTATCTGTCATTCACTGCAACCTCTGGCATTCCATCCAGCACACCATCTGATGATACAAATCTACCTTGGACTGTTAAGTATAACAAAGATCAGTATCTAGATAGAATTGATGGTGTATTCCTGAATACTCAAGGTAGTTTCATTGTCAAGAAGGGCAATTCTTCATTGAACCCATCCAGACCTGAGACACTTAGTGATTCTATCCCTCTGTTCTATCTGTATGTTCCTGCATACACCGATAGTTATAGAGATGTAAGAATTGTTCCTGTAGAGAACAAGCGTTACACAATGAAGGATATCGGTAAACTCAATCAGCGTGTCGAGCGTCTTGAGTATTACACATCTCTAAGCATCCTTGAGCAGCAAGCATTGAACATGCAAATTCAGGATGAAATTGGTCTAGACAGATTTAAGACTGGTTTCTATGTTGATAACTTTGAGACCCATAAAGGAGATGTCAAGTCTGTTGACTACTCTTGTGCTATCGATTCTCAGCAGTCTGTTTTGAGACCACAAGTTAGTGAAGAGAGTCTTCTTGTCAAAGAAGTCAACACCAGAGAAGACCAGAGACGAGTTGCTGGTTATGTAAACAACAATGGTGTTCTTTCTCTACCATTCACAGAGCAGAGACTACTTGGTAACAACTTTGCTACTAAGACTATCAATCCAAATCCATTTGTTGTTCTCCAGTATGTCGGTGATCTTGCTGTAGATCCTAATGTTGATTCCTGGTATGACAGAAACACTGTTCCTCTGGTAACAGATAACAACACCAACTTGTTTGTTCCTTTCCTCGCTAAGGATGATATCTCATCTGCATTCAGCAGTCTGTATAATTCATTCCTAGTAACATGGAATGGAACCGAGAGATCTTTCTACAACATCAACGGTCTGTCTAAGACGAATGATGAGATTGTTGCAGAAGAGGTAACACCCGCATCTGTTGCAAGTTCTTCTAACATCAGTCCACAGAACAATGAAACTCCTAAGGGCGTATCCACTAGGACAAGTGGTGGCAAGTCTATTGTCAACTCCTTGCAGTATTTCGCTCGTAGCATTCCTGTTAAGTTCAACATCCGTAGACTGAAACCCAAGACTGAAGTATTCGTATTCCTAGAGGGTAAGAATATCAACCGTTGGGTTGTTCCTGATATTAGATTTACTGGAATCCCTGGCAACTCTCTGTCTACATTCAATGCTCCTATCATCACTGATGCAAATGGTAACGCAAGTGGTATTATCCTAATTCCTGCTGGTAAGGCACCACGCCAAGCAACTCAGTGGACAGGTGATGCACAAACTGTTTCCTACGATGAAGGTTCTGAAGAAGTCAAGATCACTACTGGCGAGAAGACTCTTAGATTTACATCTAGCAGCACCAATGCAGACAAGGCAACTGTAGAGACCTTCGCAGAAACTAAGTTCTATGCGACTGGTCTGCTACCAGAGAATCCTGCTTCTATCGTATCTACGAAACCTGCTTACTTCAAGTCTAATGAAGGAACCCAATTGGTCTCTAGCAACACTGAGCAAGAGCAGAAACCAAACCCACTTGCTCAAACCTTTAAGGTTGAAAACTACGAGGGAGGTGTATTCACAACTGGTGTAGATCTATTCCTCAGCACTAAGAGCGACACCATTCCTCTTCGTGTATATCTGACTGATGTTAACTCCGAGAAACCAGGCAAGAATGTTGTTCCTGGAACTGAGGTTGTTGTCGAACCTTACACCTACCTGAAGGTATATGTTTCTGACACAGTTACCATTCTCAAGGATGAAACAATCTCTGGAGAGTCTAGTAATGCATCTGGTCCTGTATTGAAGGTTCTTGATAAGAACAACAATGAACTCGCTGTATCGGAAGATAACGAGATTGTCTTGACCAATGAGCAGGTTTACACTGTCGTTCTTGACAACAATAATGGTATTTCATTCGTTCCTGATGAGCGTCTGAAGATCTCTTCTATCACTACATTCAACAATGCAAACAACACTGAGATTACTGCAAGAATTGCTAAGGACTCTGGTGTTGTTTCTGGTCTGAAGGTTACTAATGCTGGTGATAACTATGACACTGCTACTATTACTGTTGAGTCTCCAAGTCTACCTGGCGGTAGTAACGCAACGGGCACGGTTGTAGTCTCTGGTGGTCTGATCTATGATTCTACTATCACTCTTGCTGGTAGAGGATACACCGAACCACCTTCGATTGTTATTAGAGGCACAGGACTAGGTAACGGCGGAGCAGTTATCGAAGCAGAGATCGAAATTACAGAACCTGCTGTTAGAATGGGTGTTGCTACAGACACCACGGGTGTTGTTCCATCTACAACTCCAACCAAGTTCCATTTCGACTATCCTGTATATCTACAGAATAATACCGAGTATGCTTTGGTTGTTGAGACAGATTCTCAAGACTACAGCATCTGGGCGTCTAAACTTGGTGAGACTGAAATCGCAACCAACACTACAGTTACTACCAACCCATCACTTGGTTCTGTCTACAAGTCACAGAACACTGGTTCCTGGGTAGAGGATCTGTTTGAAGATATCAAGTTCACTCTATATCGCGCTGAGTTTGACATCTCTTCCAACGCAACCATTGACATCACCAACCAGTCACTTGGTTATGAGAAGATGGTTAATGATCCTCTTGAGACCTATGCATTCGCAAACGCTAATGCAACATCTGAGTTGTTCAAGAACAACAATAATGTCATCAAGGTCAACCACAAGAACCATGGATTTGAAGATGGTAGTTCATACGTATTCTTTAAGAATCTAGAGACTACTGCTGGATTTACACAAGGAGCATTGAATACTACTCTGTTCAAGGTGAACAATTGTGGTGTTGACACATTCTGTGTATCAGGAATTGGTAGAGCAGCAGATACAGTATTTGGTGGTGGTGCTAGCGGACTGATTACTTCTAACAAGAAGTATGAGAGAGTTCTTGCTCAGTTCTCTTACATCCAGTCACCATCTACAAACATTGATACTTCAATCAAGACAACTAATGTAGTTCCTATTGACTCTAACACTATTAACTACACTTCTTACTCTACTGCTGATTTTGAAAGAACGTTCCTCAACGAAGAACAGTTCTTCATCAACCAGAAGGTTGTTGCATCTGACATCAACACTCTACTCAATAACCTCGGCAATAGTCTTGTCTACAGACTGACACTTTCTTCTACTAAGTCGTATCTGTCTCCAATCCTTGATCTTAAAACATCTTCTATCAAACTATCTTCTAACAGAATCGAGAATGCTTCTGGTAAGGAGAACAGATACGGCAAGAGATATCAAGTTATCGAGTTCTACCCTGTATACAGATTGACTCTAAGTGGCAACCTAGATAGCAACAGCAATCCAATTGTTGTTAGCCTTGGTCAGACTGTTGAAGGTATTGGTAATGATGCTCAAGGTATTGAACCATCTGGTTCTCGTGGCGAAGTTGTTAGATATAGATCTTCTGACAACACTGTCTTTGTTAAGGTCAAAAATAACAATGTATTTAAAGCAAATGAAGAACTCTTCTTCTCGCTACAATCACAGGAAAGTGGTGAATTGGAAAGCAACACAGTTGTCGTAAGTGCTGCTGGAGCAATCAAAGTAAATCCAAGTTTCTCCTTCGGTCAACTAGTTACAGGAATCAATCCTTCCAACACCACTGAAAATTATGACAACCTTATCAATGGAACTGTTCGTGTTTGGGATGTTCCTTCTCAGACTCTGACTCTAGAGAATGATAAGCAACCAATCAATTCTGATTACGCTAGTGCCAGTGGAACTGGTTCTTTCATCAGAACCCAGCAAGTTGCTGATCAGTCTTCTGACATCTTTAGAGTTGGTGATCTCGTTTCTTGGTCAAACCTAGGTCCAGGAGATGAAAGATATTATGAAGTCAAGACTATGACATTCTCCGATGGCGTAGACTTCGTTTCTGAAGATAGTGCAAAAGATACTTCCTCTGTTGCTAAGTATGTGACTAAGGAAATCAGTCTCACACAAGGCGCAACTGCAATTGATGTTATCATCACTGCAAATGTAACCGATAGTGAGAACATTCAACTTGCATACAAGACAAAGACAACTTCTATCCAGAAGAAGTTTGAAGATATTGAGTGGCAGTTCTTTAATG